TCCTTTATTAAACACCTATTCAGTGTATCACATGCTATACGGTTAGCAAGCCTTTGATCTGCTCCAGCTTCTCAACCTGCCACTGCTCAAGCGCCCTTGCATAGCGCCCCTGTTGGTGATTCTTCATTACGTCGATGCTCACACCAATAGCGCGGGCCTGCTGTGTTGTTGAGAAGCCTAGTTTTACTAGGTCGTTTACTAGGCTGGTCATACATTTACCAAATCTATATGTGGTAGTTTAGCCATTCATGCGGTGAATGGCGCGTGGTAGTCTATGAGTTATTCATCAATAACCACAAAAGACCTGTGCCAATCATCCAGCTTCCTACACCATACAGTATTGTTATGTACGTTTTTGTAAACAATCATAACAGGGTATCGATCAAGGTCATCAGAATGTGAATTTGCAATTTCAATTATACGGTATACGTTTCCGTTTCTATGTTTCCACTTTTTTTTAAAATCCATCCCTTCCTCTCCTCTCGTTTATTCAATTTCATCATGCACAACAGCTAACATCTTTCTTAGTAAGTTGTCCGCCTCTTCAATGGTCATAGTTATGCATTCACCGCCTTTATCGTCTGCGCGGTCTATTTGCTTTTCTAGTCTTATAAGCTGCTTGTTAAGCTCTTTTATTGATTCTCGCATATTGCCTCCTCTCGTTTATAGTGTGTTATTAATAAAACACCAACACAGTGTATGCTATGAAATGCGGGTGTGCAACTAAAAAAGAAGATACGCAAACATACGCAGACATACACACTGCTGTGTATAATTAATGATAATCATTCGTATTGTAAGGTGTTGATTCTATTAGTTTTTTTATTAGATATTTGTTAATAATAGTTATATATACACAGATACACAGACACCTAAAGACCAGATAGCAGAAAACCACCTATTTTTAGAAAGTGTCTTAAGGATTGTGTGTATTTGTGTATGTTGTTTCGAAATGAGCTGTAAGCTGTTGATTTGCAAGGGTTTTAAACATACACAAAGCGTGTGTATCTCTGTGTATGTTTGTGTATTTGCAAGATTGCAAATGCCCTACAACCCTTATACTACGGGGTTTCTAGCAGTTTTTAAAGTATTTTATTACCGGCTGTCCTTTGCGCTCGCTTCCTGTGTCTTGTTTTGTAACGTGGCCAGCCTCTACCAGCTTATCCAAGACAGCAGGATCAAACCCACGAACACGGTTTTTAATCACCCCAATGGTCTGCCCTTCGTCCTTAGATAGAAAGCTAATGATCTTGGCCGCCATGCGGTCTGTTTCGCTCTCTGCGCTGTTCGAATGGGCAAGCAATAGCTTCGCATCAATATCTTGCTTAGCAAGCGCCACGGCCCACCTGACGTGCTCAGCGGTGCGTAATCCTTCTGGTAGTGCCAATATCAGGCTAACCTTCGAGGCCATTTCATATCCACGACGGGGTACTGCCTCTAAGCCTGTTTGATTTTTATGCTGTTCTGCCAATTCCCAGAAGTATTGATATGCGCTATCTAGCAGTTCGGCGGCCTCGTCGGTCGTCGGCACACTGGTTTTTTCACCGGTAAACTCTATACGGGCATCCGGAACAACGCTAAAAGAACCTGGCGAGTGGATGTTCTGTAAAGTGGCCTTCATTGTTTCCGGCATAGGTAGCTTTTTAAACATAGCCTTGCGCTTTGGGTTATTCTCTTTTTCCCTAAATATCATTGAACGAGACAGAAACCCGTTTGTGGCCTGCTCATAATCGAACAAACCGTCGAACGTCGTTGGCGTTGTGTAGCCGATAATGGATAGGTACGGTGAGTCGATACCCTGATCAATTGTCGATAACTGGCGCTCGACCGTTTTTAGCTTGCGTTCAAGTAAGTCGGAACTGCGGCCATCGTCTAGCTGTTTATTAATCGCTGCATATTCTTTGCTTAGCACACCCCTGATTTCTTCTTTAAGGTCGCCAGTGATAGGCAAGAATGAATCCGCCTTTGAATACACCGACATAACCGCGCCTAGTAAGCCCTCAAGGTAAGAGGCCCCGCCACGGGTCATAGCGTTTTTAACCTTGGTCAATTGAATGCCTAGTTCATCCACTGAATAAAACGCCGCCTGGTGGCGCAGTAGGTTACGATATAGCTCCTGCTCAGATTTGAACGCGCCATATAATGCTGGTGATAAATCACACACACGCATGATCTCGGCAAACGCTTTGCCCACGGCTTCTTTACCTGTACCCGAACCAGCCACGCAGAACGCGATGATGTTAGGGGTCATTCCGTCCATTTCGTCACGATAGCGCATACCAGCGATATTGCTAATAGCGGTTAATGCCGCGGCAACCGCCAATGATTCCCGTGGATATAATGACTGCGAGTTAATCCAATCTGCAAGCTGACCAACAAAACCAGGTGGGCGCAAAAGGTCAATGTCCTGCGGTGTTGTGTCTTCCGGCATGTCGAATGTGACGCTTGGCGTAAACTGTACCGATTCCACGTAGCCGCCTTCTCTGGCGTAGTGCACAAGGGTGCCTAGTGATACTGGATTGCTAGATTTACCGAATGACTGCCAGCGCTTGTCTAGTTCACTAGATGATGGGTAAGTATCCCCGCCTGCGCTCCAGTCGTCCCACAAGTTAAATCCGCTGCCTTGCGTAGCGTGGTGCAAAGCCATACCAATGCGAATCCACTCCTCATGGCCACACGATGGATTAATGCACGCTAGCATATCCCGCAAGTCAGCGTCGGATACGTCTACAGTTTGGCCGTCTACCACGGCGCGGTGAAATTCAGGCTTCTTTAGTAGTTCGATCAATGCCTGTGGGGCGGGAGTGATGTCGGACGGGTCGCCGTGTTCTACCTCGTAAAGGTTGCCGCTAGCGTGGATTGAGCCAGCGCCCACAACAAAGCCACTTGTCTTGAAGTCGATACCGCTGAACTCCTTATGAGTCTGCACCATGGCGATAGGTTCGGGAAGTGAAAAATAAACGTGCTTTGATCCGCCGCCACTGCCTGTTTCAACAATAAAGCCAGACTCTTGCACTGATGGGATTAATGCACAAAGCTTTTCATAAGATGGCACTCCGCCATTTCGTGCGTCTACGTCTACAACCAATAAGCCAGAAACCAAAACACCAAACCCAGTCTTGAAGTGGCCTAATTCTTCAAATACTTCTAGCTGATCTTCTGACCAATGCGGAGTGTGTTGCCATGCGCTTGTGCGTGGGTGTTTAAAGAATGCCTTACATTCTGGATTGCCACATTCGCACATTTCGTCCTTTACGCCATACAGTCCAAATACTTTCAGCCCTGCGTCTATGTATTCTTGGTGATCCATTATTCTGCATCCTGTGCTAGTGTGCCGCGATCTCGAAGCTTTAATATTTTTTGGATGTTGTATAGATGAGGTACGTGTCTCCCATGGACTATATTGTAGAGGGTGTTTCTATGTATGCCGGTTTCTAGCGCCACTTTTCTTATATTCGCATACATCAAAAACTGCTTTGCTTGTTGTAACTCATTCATGCTTTTCGCTCCTTTTGTGATATTTGGCATAAAATAATGTTGACATAATAACTTAAAAACACTTTAATGCAATCACTGGCTAACACAAACCAGTAAAAACAAACCAAAAGGAGCAAAGCCAATGAGCTTATTAGATGAACTAGAATCGTCAGCGCCACAGGCGCCAATGGTTACAATTGTGGGATTCCCTGGTGCCGGTAAAACGTCGCTCGCTGGACTATTCCCTAAATCAATATTTATTCAAGCGGAAAACGCTAAGACTGTATTCGAGTCTGTAGAGGGCGATAATAAGCCAGCGTTTCTAAAACATTTGCCTGCGCCATCAAAAGCAAACCAAGTGCATACCTCTAAAGAGGTTATGAGCAAGCTGCGTATGATCCTGCAAGAAGAACACGACTATCAAACGCTAGTGATTGACTCTATAACCTCGCTTAATGCTTTATTCGAGCAAGAAGTTGTTGAGTTTGACGATCCGAACAACGGCAAAAAAACCGAATCTATCGGCAACGCCGCCGGCGGATACCATAAAGGCTACGATGTATCTATGGGAATGCACGCAAATGTCGTGCGAGCTTGTGAGTACATTCGCAGCAAACGCAACATGACAATCGTATTCTTGGCGCACACTGGCTTAAATAAGGTTAAAAACCAGCCGGATGAAACCAGTGAATACAGCACCTATTCTCTAGCAATGCACGAACGCAGCCGCAAAATCTATATTGATAAAAGCGACGCTGTGATCTACATTAAAAAAGAGCAGTTCGTTATGGGCGGTGAGCAAGACAAAAAAGGCAATCAAACGAAAGCCGCGCGGGTTACAACAACCGGCGACCGTATTTTGATCACCTCGTCAGACGGTACTGTCGGCTATGTTGACGCGAAAACGCGCTACAAAATGCCACAGGAGATTAAATTCATGGAAGGCGAAAACCCTTTGCTTTCTTACATTCCATTTTTCAACCAAACCAACAACCAATAAAAGGAAAACACTATGTCATTCTGGGATCTATCAGACGGTAACAAAGCAGAATCAAACGGCTCTATGGATATGGGTGGCGGCAACATGGAGCCAATCCCTAACGGTACGGAGCTGTTAGCGTTAATCGACGAAGCCAAGCTCGACAGCTACGAAGA